ACAGAGATGTTACAGATATTGTTATAGAATAAATGGTAATACAACAGATGAACAACAGATTGGTGGATATGGATTTTGCACATCCTCAACAAACGTAAATGTTTCTTACACATTTCATCCACCTCTAAGAAGTGTCCCAAGTGTTTCAGAAAGCAATTGTAAAGAAACTTTTCAAGGTGTTAATGTCTCTCAATATGCTGTTTTCGACAATGACCAACCTAATTTATGTAATACGTTAGGTTTAAGTTTTCAACCTGATAGTGGTTCACCTTTTACTAGTTCTGACATTGCAGCAGTAAGACTTCATAATAGTGCTAGTGCTTTTATAATGTTTGATGCGGAGTTATAATGATTGATAGAGTAGAAAAAATTTATGTTACAATTGGTAAAAATTCAACACCAAAGTTTACTTGTTTTAAAGTAAATTATGAGAATGGATTAATTAAAATTGTGCCAAATAATATAGAAAACACAGATTACCAAGCAATTCAAGAATGGGCCAAGATAGAAGGCAATAACATTATCGATCCAGGAGCGTAACCATGGCTTTTGGACATAGTTCATTTTCAGGCGCAGCCTTTTCATCAACTGGAAGTACACCGGGAACAGTTGTTGTTACAGGTATATCTCTTACAGCTTCTTTAGGTAATACAACAACACAAGCAAATGCTAATGTATTTCCAACATCAAACTTAATTACCTCAGCTATAGGAAGTGTAAGTGTTGCTCTAAACACACCTGTTAATGTATCAGGTTCTCAACTTACAACTAATATTGGTAACTCAATCATATCTGGTAATGCAAATGCTAATGCAACAGGTTCATTATTAAGTCTTTCAATTGGAAGTGTCACAACGATTGCTAATGCAAATATAAGTGTAACCGGACAACAATTAACAACATCTCTAGGAAATACTACTCAGATCGGTAATGCAAACGTAAATGTTACTGGACAACAATTATCGCTAAATATTGGTAATGCAACAGTTGACCTTAATACTCCAGTCAATGTAACTGGTAGTGCTTTAAGCACTAATATTGGTAGTGTAAGTGTACAAGCTAATGCAAATGTAAGTCTGACAGGTATACAACTAACTACAAGCATTAATTCACCATTAATTATAGCTTGGGCTGAAGTAGATCCTGGAGTCACTAATACTTGGACAGCTGTCGATCCAAGTGTAACAAATACTTGGAATGAAGTAGATCCAGACGTTACAAACACTTGGACTGAGGTTGATATAGCAGCTTAGGGGAGTTATAATACGGTATGCCTTCAACATTTTCTACAGATTTGAAACTAGAGCTCATGGCAACCGGTGAAAACGCTGGTACTTGGGGCACTAAAACAAATACAAACCTAAATTTAGTTCAACAATCTATAGCGGGTTTTCAAGAAATAGATGTAGCATCAAATGATGTTACATTAGCAATGACAAATGGAAGTATATCAAATGCAAGAAATATGGTTCTTAAATTTACAGGAACTCTTGCTGCCAATAGAACTGTAAATTTTCCATCAAGTATAGAAAAATATTTTTCTGTGATTGATGGCACAGATCACGCAGGAAATTCACTTACATTTAAAGTAACGAGTCAGACAGGTTTTAAATTATGTGAGGGTCATTCTTATATTTGTCACTCAAACGGAACAGACATTATTAAAAACCATGAAGAAAAAGTTTGGAGAACTATCAATGCGGCAGAGACAGTGCAGGCAGGAGCACAATTATTTGTTGATACTTCTTCTTCTGCTATTACGGTAACGCTACCTGCTTCACCAACAGTTGGTGATGAGGTAACTTTTTTAGATTCGAAATATAATTTTGATACTAACAATTTAACTGTGGCTAGGAATTCTAGTAAATTATTAAATGCAACATCTGATTTAACAGTAGCAGTTGAAGGAGCTGCTTTTACATTAGTTTATGCTGATGCTACTGTTGGTTGGACTTACAAGGATAAATAATGTCAGGATATTCAGAAACAAAATATTCAGCATCTGGTGTAAAAACAGGAACTATTGTACCACACGGAAGCACAACTGTCCCAACTGGATTTTTACATTGTGATGGATCTGCTGTATCACGAACTACTTATGCTAATTTATTTTCTGTAATCTCAACAACTTATGGTACAGGTGACGGAGCTTCAACATTTAATTTACCTGATTTACAAAACAATGTTCCTCTTGGAAGATCTGGTACAAAAGCACTTGGATCAACTGGTGGCTCAGATACACAAACACCAAGCGGGACTGTTGCAAATCATACTTTAACAATTGCACAAATGCCTTCACACAATCATACGCATCCTGGACATCAACAAGAACAGGGAATTAGACATCGAGATGGTGTTGATAGAATTCCACAAAGAGGTGATCAAGGAAGTGCGAGTGGTACCTATTCTTTTAGTAATACTGGAGGTAGTCAACCTCATAACCATGGTTGGACTGGTTCAAGCATGTCAGTCTTACAACCTTATCTTGCTTTAAATTATATTATTAAAACTTAGGAGACTATATGCCTTTAACAAGTGTTTCTATACGAGCAGGCATTAATAAATCCGACACACCTGCAGGTGCAGAGGGTCAATGGATTGATAGTGATTTTGTAAGATTTAGATATGGACAACCTGAAAAGATTGGTGGCTTTGAGGCTATAGGTCAAAAAACAATATCTGGCCCTGCTAGAGCTCAACATACTTGGAATGATTTAGAAGGTAGAAAGTACGCAGCACTTGGAACATCTAAAGCTTTATATATTTATTATGAGGATGCATTTTATGATATTACTCCTCTCGATACAGCTATATCTGGTGCAACATTTACAACAACAAATACATCAACGACTGTTACGGTTAACAAAACCTCACACAATTTAGAATTAGGAGAGTATATAACATTTACATCAGTTACACCTCCAACTGGAGCAGGATATGTAGCCTCTGATTTTGAAAACAATACATTTGAAGTTTTAAACGTAGCTACTAATACTTTTGATATAACAATGCCTTCAGCAGCGTCAGGATCTACTTCTGCAACAGGCAGTGGAGTTATAAATCCCTATGTAGAGGTTGGTCCTACAATTCAAACTTATGGATACGGTTGGGGAACCGGCACATGGGGAGGTGTTGGATGGGGTAACCAAACAACATCAACACAAGTTATTTTAGATCCTGGATCTTGGTCTTTAGATAATTTTGGACAACAATTAATTGCAACTAAGAAAGATGGAAAAACATTTGTATGGGATGCAGGTTTATCAAATCCATTGGATAGAAGAGCTGTAGTAATGTCTGGTGCGCCAACTGCATCAAGACTTACAATTACATCTGATAGAGATAGACATGTTGTGCATTTTGGAACTGAAACTACAATAGGTGATGCAACCACTCAAGATCCTATGTTTATAAGATTTAGCGATCAAGAGGATTTTACAACTTATACACCAACATCAACAAATACCGCTGGAACATTTAGACTGGACACCGGAAACAAAATAGTAGCGGCTGTATCTGGTAAAGATTATAATTTAATTTTGACTGATCAAGCAGCTTATGTAATGCAGTTTGTCGGACCACCTTTTACTTTTTCTATAAGACAAGTTGGATCAAACTGTGGATGTATTGGTCAACATGCTGCGGTTTATGCAGATGGTCAAGTTTTTTGGATGGGTAAAGGTGGGGGATTTTTTAGGTTTGATGGAACAGTAAAACTTCTACCATCACTCATAGAGGATTTTGTATTTACAACAACAGGTAATAATGTTGGTGTAAATTATGCATCTAATGAAATAATTTATGCATCTCATAATTCATTATTCAACGAAATCGTATGGTTTTATCCTGCTGGAACTCCAATTAGTGACCCATCTTTACAAAATAATAGATCAGCTACATACAATTATGTAGAAAATACTTGGACTACTATGACTTTATCAAGAAGTACATATGCAGATGCATCTACTTATCCAGTTCCATACGCCACAGAGTATGATCCAACTGCAGTACCCTCTGCTTCAAATTTGTTTGGAGCTACAAACACTTTTGGAGCCACAACTTATTATGCACATGAGGTTGGTGTCAATAAAGTAGATCTTAATTCTCAAGTAACAGCAATACCCGCTTTCGTTACCTCTGGAGATTTTGATTTACCAACAGAAGGAGACGGGCAATTTTTGTTGCGAGTAAGTAGATTCTTACCAGATTTTAAAAATCTTCAAGGCACCGCCAAAGTTACTTTAAACACAAAAGATTTTCCAATATCAGGCAACACAACCACAGCTCAATTTGATGTAACTACAAGCACTAGTAAAATAGATACAAGAGTACGAGGAAGATTAGCAAATTTAAAAATAGAAAACA